GTCTTGCGTTTATAATCGCATTAAATCAATAAGGGGTCATTATGGGAGTTAGAGGGCCAAAGGCTAAGACAGATCAAGAACAGAGACTAACTGGCAATGCTGGCGGGAGAGCAAGTAAGAACACAGGCTCATCTTTGGTTGTTGCTGTTACTAAATTACCAGACTCACCTAAACATTTAATAAGAACAGCAGCAGCGGAATGGCGCAGGATAGGCAAAGATCTTATTGACTTCGGCAAACTCACCCCTGAAAACCTGAAGGCATTGGAATTGTATTGCCAGAATTATGGTATATGGCGTGAGTGTGAAAATACTATTGCTAAAGAAGACCGAGTCATAACAGCGAACAAAAGCGGGTACAAGATGCCGCACCCTGCCATAGCCATTGGGAATAAAGCACAAGATAACATGATGAAATGGTTGAAAATCTTGAGAGACACGCACCCTGCGAAGATGCCGAAAGATGATAAATTAGCAGAGTTCTTTAATAAATGTAAAAATCTCAGTGTTGTCAAGAAATAGCGATTTTGTAACATACTGATTTTATTAACACGAAATGCCACGTTACCACCGGCGGGTGAATTAAAAAAAGGAGCGAACATGAACTTAACAAGACAGCAAAAGAAACAGGCGAAAAAACCAGTACAATTAAACATAAACCCCGACACGCTGCCTGACATTGAATGCCTTAAATGCAAAAGTAAATATTTCATACAGGCCTTAAGAATAAAAAGAGTTTCCGCAATAATAAGCACAGACGGTAAAGAAAGATATGTCCAGATACCAGTGATGTTGTGTGCATCATGTAATGAGGAACTTTCGCAGAAACCATGACACATCCTGCAACAAAATATGCAAACGATGTTCTGTCAGGTAAAATCCTTGCGTGTCGCTGGGTACACCTTGCAGTAGAACGTCACCTAAACGATTTAAAACACGGTCACGAAAGAGGATTATACTTTGACGAAGCCGCAGCAGATCATGTGCTTGAGTTTTTTTCTCATTTACGATTATGGAAGGGCCGAGATTACAAGGGCAAAGAATTTGTATTAGGGCCGCATTTTCAATTCATCCTGTCAGTGATTATGGGATGGAAACGGGCAGATGGTTTACGAAGGTTTAGAACGGCTTACATCGAAATGGGCCGGAAGGGGGCAAAGTCAACTATCGCAGGAGGCATGGGAGCTTACTTTTTAGTCGCAGACGGTGAAGAAGGGGCAGAAATTTACTCAGCAGCCACAAAAAAAGAGCAAGCCAAGATTGTATGGTCAAATATCCGAAACCTGACAAAAAAATCTATATTTTCAAAATTAATAAACTACTACGTTAATAATCTGTCAATAGAGTCCACCTGGTCGAAATGCGAACCACTTTCCTCAGATACTAAATCGATGGATGGTTTGGACACACACTTTGCATCCTTGGACGAATTACACGCCCACCCCACGCCGGAAGTATATGATCTTATCGCTGACTCGGTTGGGTCGAGATCACAGCCGCTAATTTTCATAATCACTACAGCCGGATTTGATCAGGCAGGGGTTTGTTTTCAGCGCAGAGATTATTTAACAAAGATTTTAAAGGGCGTGATTAAGGATGATTCTTTCTTTGGGGTTATTTTCACTCTTGATGTTAAAAATGATTGGCCGGAGCTACTCACCCATCAAGAAAAAATTACAGGGAAAGAGGGGGTTGAAGAGGATGATTGGTTAAACGAGGATTTATGGTTTAAGCCAATGCCGGGGCTTTGTGGGATCACTAAAAACGGCATAAGATACGGAATAGACGAAAACGGCGACCAGATACCAGGGAATATGACACGGATTGACGACGTGAGGGATAAATGCAAAGTTGCTAAAGAAATAGTTGCAAGTCAAAACAATTTCTTAACAAAGAGAATGAATATATGGACTTCTCAGTATTCAAGGTGGATTGATCTTGTTTTATGGGACGAAAATAATACAAAACCCTTGTATATAATGGAATAATAATAAATGGTAGCTAATTATAATGTATAAAAACACATTCTTTCGGACGATTTTTAGCGATATGTTTAGAATTAAATCCCTGCTCAATTTCGGTAAGATTTTTAAATGGCAACCAGTTTGCAGATTCATTTTCGCAAACAATTATTTGTCCAGACCTGTTTTGCGACCATCTACCAAGATGGTAATAATCAATCTGGTTATGATAATATTCACTGCCTGCAGATCCTTGATATGGGGGGTCGATAAACCATGTCGCAGCTACATCAGGCGCATCTTGATATGTACTATTTATTATTTTCCAATGTTGAATTTTATCGTGCCAAAAAGTAATCTTACCGATTGTATTATCGTACCAGTGCGGGGCCGCAAGTTTTGTAATCGTGTTCATCCGGTTGTTAGTCCCGCCTGTCCCAACATTTGCAGCCATTCTGAGAAAAATCTCAAGACCTATAGGAAATTTTCCAAGGTCGTCAATTTTATCGCCGGGATTTACTTTTTCAGGAATATTTTCCGTCCATTCCAGAGCATCAGCAGATTTTATAAAATTCCAGGCGGCACAAGTTTTCTCGTTTTTTTCGATCAGAATAACATCGTGCATAAACCAGCGGAGCGAGTATGCAGCCCCACCGGCAAAAGGTTCGATGATTGTTTTGTGTCTGGGTTTAGGGTATTTATTAATGAGCATACCCTTGCCACCATAATAGGATAATGCTGTTCTGTAATTTGGCATAAAAATCCTTTCGGGGCCGACTTAAAGCCAGCCCCATGATCTTTGACAATCTATATTATTTTTTAGTTTTAGGATAATTTTCCATAAATTCAAGGATTGCTTTACGCATATCAATTTCGTTTTGTGCGCAGGCAACCTTGAATTTCCTAAATAGTTCCGGGTCGATGTTTTTAATTGTGATTGCTTTTTTCACGGTTTCATCTCCTGAGATTTATGTGCAATCGTTTTTTTAAAAATCGTCTTCAATCTCAAATTTAAATGCGTTTCTAATAGCAGCGTATGCAGCATCTTTTGCGCTGTCTTTTGTCTCAGGGCTAAATTCAATGTAAGGTTCATTATTTCGAAACCAAAGGTTCATTGTGCCATCTGCAATTCCTTCAACCTCATAAATTGTGTCCATTACCTCTTCTAATTCTATGATTGTTTTTATTACTTTCATGGTTTCCCCTTTCCATTTATATGTTTATAATTTGTTTTTACCTTCAATGACAACGATATCGCAACAGCCATGAAAACAGCTATTGTCGCAACAATATCCGTCAGTGTTGACAAGGAAAAACCCGTCAAAACTTTCGATCTTAAACAAATATGAATTTTCAAAAACTTCGTTACCCATCCCTAAATGTTCAGTAGGTTTTTTGTCGTTTGTTGTTCCGTAAAAAATTCTGCTTTTCTCTGCGTAGTCGATCCGTACCTGTATTTCTATTTTATTTAATTCGTTTGCGATTGTCATTGTTGTGTCCTCCCTTTGTTTTTAAGTGTTTGCGTTGATTTAGCTATAAAATAGACTATCCAAAATAATAACACAAAGTCGATATAAGACGATTACACCCAGTCTCACCCGTTTATCAGCATTTAACCCCTTAAACTAACTATTTCCATAGATTCCCTGCCAGTTACTTACATTTTTAACTTGACAAAAGGCTTTATATGTGTAAGGTATTAATATACTTGTAGAAATAATTTAATAAATTAAATTATAATTAATAAAAAAAGGAAATTAATAATGTCAACAGAAAAATTGTATATTGGTTGTAAGATTATTAGAGCGTATCCGTTCAGCGAGTGTAATTATTTAAGAATAGAAAAGGGCGTGGACACAACAAACAGGGAAGATCGCCCAGGGTACATTGTAAAATATCCCGATGGTTACCTGTCCTGGTCGCCCAAAGCTGTTTTTGAAAATGCCTATCGAGAAATTTCTGAGTCAGAAAAAGAAATGTTTTAAATAGAAAAGATTAATTAATTTGGCAAGCATTTGATATACACAATATACAATTTTTCTGTCTAAAATAAAATTATCCCGCTGGTGTGAGCTAACAAACAATTATTCAGCAACAAGGGGCTGTAAAAAAGAACTCCAAAGCGGGATAATAAAAAAAGGATTTAATTATGGCAGTAAGAAAGCAAAACGGATCAGGACGCGGTCAAGGCCAGAACAGATAATTACAGAAAACATAACTGGATAAAAATTATGACTAAAACTCCTAAAAAAACTGCAAAAGAACTCACAAATAAGCAAGCTCTATTCATTAAAGAGTATGTTATTGACTTTAACGCAACGAGGGCAGCAAAAGCAGCAGGTTATTCTCCTAAAACAGCATTTACCATAGGTATTGAGAACCTTAAAAAACCATTGATACAAACAATCTTAGCTAAAGAAGTTAAAGAAAGACTAGATAAATCAGAACATTCGGCAGATGAAGTTATTAAGCGATTGTGGTTCTTTTCGGATAAAGACAAAGCTAAATATGATGCAGAGAAATCATCTAACACGAAAGCAACAGAGCTACTGGCAAAACATTATAAACTATTGACTGATAAGCTTGAGATTGGGGTTAACGAATCTGTTCTGGCTGTGATTCTCGGCGCATTGCCACCGGAACAGGCCGAAAGTGTTAAAAAGGCGTTATTGGCTATCACAACACATAAAATGAAGCCCTGAGATGCTCCAGGATAGCAAAACAAAGACTGATTAAGGGTAATATATAGGGTAAATTGTCCAATTAAGGCGGAAAAGGAAAAATGCAAGCTATTAAAACCATTAACAAAAGACAACTCTTCACACGGGTGGGAGACCCAGAAATAAAAACTTGCAAACACTGTGGTATTTCTTTTGTTAAGCAGACATATAACCAATGTTTTTGCAGTCCTGATTGCAGAAGAGTTTTTCATGGTGAGCTACAAACTAAAAGACAAAAAGAGATTAATAAATCAAAGAGAAGGTTATAAGAATTTTTAACAAGTATATAATGAAGTATCGAGGCGTTTAATTGCAATTATCTAAAACACCAGGAACTAATGATTTTAATGCTGAAGCCTTTGCGGCAGTTTTAGCCAGTCAGTGCGCGCCTGGTGTGCTTGAATCCCTGGTAGCCTCCGAAGATATTTCAGATAAAACAAAACGCCTGATTGATTTTCTTGAGTATGATGGCCGTGGAGCATGGCAGCCAGAACCTCATCTTGAATTATTATGTGATAAACTCGAAGCTGTTGCAGATGGGGAAATTAAAAGGTTGATGGTATTTTTCCCTCCTCGCCATGGTAAAAGCCAAGTTTGTTCAAAGAAGTTTCCCGCATGGTATCTCCGTAAATTCCCAGACAGACATATAATGATTACATCTTATTCCGCTGATCTTGCATTTGATTTTTCCAGAACTGCCCGAAATACAATTCAAGAAGAAAGAGAGATATTTGGGAATATCAATGTTGCTCAGCAAGCCAGAGCCGTTAAGAACTGGTCAATAGCAAATCACTTAGGTGGATTGATAGCTGCCGGAGTTGGTGGGCCTATCACTGGTCGTGGTGCTCATGTTGCAATTATAGACGATCCATTTAAAAATTACGAAGAGGCAGCGAGTGAAACTGTCCGGGAATCAGTCTGGCAATGGTACAGGTCAACACTCAGAACCCGATTAGCTCCGAAGGGTTCTATCGTATTAATTATGACACGCTGGCATCAAGATGATCTTGCTGGTCGGTTACTTCAGGAACAAAAGGCCGGTACAGGCGAAGAATGGGAAGTTATTAACTTACCAGGTATCGCAGAAGACAATGATATGTTGGGCAGGAAGGTGGGGGAAGCATTAAGCCCACGTTTCCTCATTGAAGAGTTATTAACGATCAAGAGGGCATTAGGTAATTATTTGTTTGGTGCATTATATCAACAGAATCCGAGAGCAAAAGAAGGTAATTATTTCAAGTCGCATTGGTTTATAGATTCTGGCGATATTCCGACATTGCTCGAAAAGTTAAAAGAAGATGGTGTTTTTATTCAAACTTATGCTGCAATGGATTTTGCAATAGGCGAGAAGCAACAAAACGATTTTAATGTTATTCATGTTGCTGCAATAGGTGCGGACAATAAACCTATAATGGTAGATAGGGTAAGATTTAAAGACGATGCTGATGGTATAGCTGATGAAATTATAAAGATTCAAGAGAAATGGAATCCTTTGCTTTTTGGTTTTGAGGAAGGGCAGATAAGAAAAGCTATATGGACTACCGTGAAAAGAAAGATGGAAGAAGCAAAGTTAGCGATCAATTCTATTTTTATTGTTCCTATTGGTGATAAAATGGCAAGAGCCAGAACAGCGCAGGGACAAATGAGACAAGGGCAATGGTCATTCCCTCATAAAGCTGAATGGTTTGAGGACTTTAAAGAATGGATGTTAGGTTTTCCTAATGCGACCTTTGATGATGATACTGACGCTTTTGCTCATTTAGCGAGAGTAATTGCTGACAAGGGTGGTTTTTTCGCAGGGAGCGATCTTGGATAATGGGAATTGAAAAGAAAATCATAGCAACACCTCTCGGCTCAAAAGAAACCTTTTACTTTGATACAACCAATATCAAAGAATATAGGCGTATAGTAGGCGGGACAGGCTGGCCTTCAGGAGATAATCCGGGCTTTATATGTGTTGCTGGTGAGGACGTAAACAAGATCACACGGCTAAAGACACGAAAATGTTGGTTGCTTGCAGAGTTTGAGAGCAGTGATATTGAGAAATTAGTCAAGCGAATGTACGATTTACAAAATAAATATCTCATAGAGACATGGTATAGTGACACCGAGAACGCGTTAATGATGCATTTTGTTGACAGGTTTAATCGAAAGTTATCGAAGAAAAAGAAAGATGTTTGCATATCAGAGGCTCCGTTCATAGGAGAGGCCCATAATTTAAGAGTTTATGCCCATCAAATTAAAGGCAGAGTTTCACCGGCAAAGAAAACATTACAATTTGGTGGCAACAGTAGAATCCCTGGTGTTATTTCAGGTCTGTCCCCTGATGATGTACAAAAGAAGAAAGCTGAAGATTATCCGGCTATTGCTGCATTAGGATATATCATAAGTGGACTTGACGAACCCTATATTGATGTGGCAAGTGATAGGGAATTACACGATCAACTTATGCAAGGTCGAATGGTAGAGGGATTATAAATGAGCTTTTTGCATTAGAAGGAGACAAATGTTAACAGAAGAATTCCAGAAATTAATTATTGATAAGCCATACGAAGAATTAAAATCTTTCATAACGTATGCCGACTTTGTTGAGATAGACCACAAAAAAACTCCTCTTAACGACATCGAGGACATAAGATCAGTTCTTGAGGAGCAATGCGAGGGATCCTTGAAGAAAGTCAGAGATATGCGCGGTGAGATACCCGTAGCAATACATTTTTTATTACAACCACATCCAGACAAAAGAGATACTTCTTTGTATGCCTGGCAAGCGTGGACGAGGAAACTATAATCGTGAAGACTCACAGAGGACATTTCACGATTAACAATAGGAATGCAACCGACAAAGATCCTTTCAACGACACTGTTGATGGTATGGGTTAAGGGTAGCGATGCTGATAAAACAGGAAACTACACAAACAGGATAGTTAGATAGGAGGAAAATATTATGGGACAAATTTTAAGCGAGATATTAAATGACATTTCTGATGGCCGTGAACGAAGGGCGATGAAGACAATGTTTGATAAGATTTTAAATGATGATGCGACTGCTACACATAAAGCGATAAT